AGTACTAGGAGGTTACCAGAGAAGAGGTTTTACTCTCATGAAGAGAAACCAAAACATAGCTTACGACTATTGTCGTGCTTATGTTGACGATCTTTCGTCAGAGGGTTTGCTAACTTCCGATGAACTGAAACGTATCCATGGCTGGTTACGTAGTAGGAACATCGACAAGTTAGCAGCCTGCAGCTCGATCTTTCCTAATGCATTTGCAACAAGGGAAAGACTTAGGGTTCTCTACCAAATCGAGGCCTTCTTTAAGAAGAACTCGAGCCTGGCGGACTTGCACCGTTGTGAACAGGCCGCGGTTGACTCATTCGATGAGAATGAGCGCCGTTGCCGTATCACTAACAAACGTTTGGAATATTTCTACCTCAAGCGCGAGCGTTTAGCTCCCGATCTTGAGTTGAAAATCCAACGTATGTGTAGGTACATCGACAGGTTGTTAGGGCCCTTCGATAGTTTCTTGGAAGAACTTCCTCGAAACATTCGTTTCACTGCAGGCGCCACAGCAACTAGTTCTCGTCGGAACAGCCTTCCTCACCTCAAAGCGAGGAAGAACGTCAGCTGTTCATCGAAGAGTGCCCCTTATGTCGAAGCCATGTCCCAATTCTTTGGGTATGGCGAGACGGAGGTTACTCGACGCGACTGGAACCGTGTTGTGCAAGTACTGAAGAATTGGGAAACCAATAGAACCATAGCCGCAGAGCAGGAAGGGTCTCTACCTTTCCAGCTCGCTTTCGACGCCTACGGTAAACGTAGACTTCGTCGGTTTGGTATCGATTTGGCGGACCAATCTGTTAATCAGTCGCTAGCGAAACATGGCTCACTGTACGATGATATCGCTACAGTGGACATGAAAGCCGCTAGTGACACGGTGGCGTTCAATGCAGTTGCCTGGGTATTTCCATACCCTTGGTTTAACTACTTGAATGATCACCGTGCGATCTCTTACAAGCGTGATGTCGGTTCATCCGGCATCTATGCAAAGTTCTCCAGTATGGGGAACGGAGCAACGTTTGTAATTGAAACGCTGATTTTCGCTGCAATGTGTTATGCCGTTGGCTCCAAGCGCTTCTCCGTCTACGGTGATGATATCATCATCGAGTCGGAGTTGTACGAAGAGTTTATGGCGTTAGCACGCTTCTTCGGTTTCAAGATCAACCAGAAGAAATCCCACATCAAGGGACCCTTTCGGGAATCTTGCGGTGGGAATTTCTACTCTGGAGTTGACATTACGCCATTTTACGTTAGGCGTAATCCAACTACGAAAGCTGACAAAAGCCATTTTGTCAATGGCCTCAGCGCTGTCGCCCTTCCGGGTGGCAAGCTTTGGTCATTACTTCTCGACCTCTCAGTCGAGGAGAAGCTTCCGATTGTTCCTGTTAATCCAAGTTCCGTCTCGGGCGTCTTTGTCGACGTTCCGACGGCCTGGAAACTGAAGAAGCTCCGATCCAAACGTGATGTGTACAAGTTCCGAGGCTTTAAGCCAAAGATCCGTACGCAGTACGTCGGGGATGACCATACTCTCTTTCTCTTTTACCTTGACAAGTATCAGAGGAGAGAGGTTCAACATCGTCATATGTACTATGACTTTGTTGAGTGGACATCGGAGCGCAGCTCAGCACCTATACCATCGTGCGGTTACGCACGCGGATGGGTACACTGGAACGTAACCAGTGCAATGGCA